GTCAAAACTTTGGCGGTGATATTGAAATCATTTTAAGTAAGTCAGATAAATCTGTTTCTTATAATCTAAATGAAGGTATAAAGATTGCAACAGGTGAATTTGTAAAGTACTTATGCGATGATGATATGCTAACACCTAATTCACTTGCTGATTCAGTTGAAGCGATACAAGGTTTCGATTTTATTCACGGTAAAGCAATTAATTTCTTTGAGAATGGTGTTAGGAATATTCATGTACCAAGAGTTCCATTTCCTGACTTAAAACAAATGAAGCATCAAAATATAATTCATGGTGGTTCGCTTATGTATAGACGTGATGTGTTTGAACGTTTCAATGTTTGGTTTGATGAATCATTAACGTGTGCTGAAGAGTATGATCTAAATATGCACTTACTTTCGAAAGGTGCTAAACTTGGTTATTGCCCTTCAACATTATATTTATACCGTAGACATTCAGAACAGAAAAGTCTAGGTAAACAAGCGAATCAAAAAGAACGAGCAATTAAAATAAAAGCAATTCAAGACAGATATGGAAATTAAACTACCAAAGACGTATAAAGATTTACGCATTAAACATTTAAAGCCTATTCAAACCGATAAGTACATGGATAAAATGGACTTGAATTTGATGGTTGAATTTATAGCAGACTTCACAGGAATCAAGAAAGCTAAGTTGATGAGTATTGATGTAAAAGATATTACTAATTTATCGAATCACATTGCTACATTATACGCTTCAATGCCAGTCGTTAAACACCCGCCAAAAGAAATTAATTTAAACGGTAAAACGTATGAACTTGTAAACCCTGAAAAGATTGGTGTAGGTTGGCATATTGATTGGAGTAATGGAGATATTGAAAGCGACCCTGTAAGAATGGCTTGTTTGATGTACTATCCTAAAGGTGCAATCTATGGTGAAGTAGATGCTTATGATAATTTAATCAACCCTATCAAAGACAGATACAAAGAGTTTGAGAATCATTTACCACTATCAACATTTTTAGAAGCGTCCAATTTTTTTTTGCAACGCTTCGTAACATCAACGAAGCGATACACGGAAAAGGAGATACTGCTAGTACAAGCGAGAAAGTTAAACCCTTTCAATGGGAGGAAGTAATAGACGATGTAAGCAAGGAATTTAATATGACATGGCACGAAGTAACTAGAATGAATATCTATGCTTTTAACCATAAGTGTAAATACTTAGTTCATAAACGTAAAAAAGAGATAGCTAGTAAAAAGGGTCGTTAACGTTTGATTTTGTTATATTATAGTGATGGCAAGTGAAGTTGACATATTAAACGCCTTGAATCTAGGAACGTCTAAAGCGGTTGTAGAAGGGCAACCTAATTCACCGCTTGGACAGTTACTAACTACGCTTGCAAATGATGTTACTAAACAGCTAACCGATTCTATGGATAGCTATAACATTCGAGCAAGTAATAACTTAAGGCAGTCAATTAGACCGACTAAAGTAGAAGTTAGTGGTGATGTTGTTACGATAGGAATATACGCCCCTTTATATTGGAAGTATGTTAACTATGGTGTAAATGGTTTTGCTGTAAATCATGGTGCGCCTAATTGGGGCAAGACAGGTGCAACACGTGAAGAGTTTAAAGAGTCAATTGGTGCATGGCGTATGAATGTAGGTATTAACTTAAATTCATTTACCAACGATTCAGGCAAACCAATGTTTAGCAGTTACGATAAACTAGACGATGGATTGATGTACATGGTAGCAAAGAATGGACAAAAACCTAGACCGTTTTATACCGATGTTGTTAATGACAAGTTAGTTAACTATCTTCGTAAACCAATAGAGAAATTATTTAAAAAAGCAATGACAGTAGTAATAGTTGACCCATGGCAGTGACATTTTTGACAACCCCGCAAGATTGGTCACCAAGTGACAATCCACTTACATTTGTATTCAGTTCTAACCAAACGGCAAATGCTAACTTTACATACAAAGTACAAACGTTTGTAGATGGTGTTCAAGTAGCAGAAGATACCGTATTTTTAGAGCGTTCAACACGTGCGCATTATGACGCATCAAGTGTAGTGAAAGACTTTATACAAGTTCCAACACGTTCAACTACATTGTATAGTGAAGCGAATTACTCAAACGAAGTGTACATCAAGGTAATTGAAAACTACGGTACAACACCAATAGACCAAGCAAACGCATCAAGTACACCGATTAACGTATTTAAAGCGTGTTTAAGCGACAAAGCATGGAAGAGTTACACAAGTAGTTCATACGTTGGTTTAAAGTATCTTACAAACGTCCCAAGAAATGAGCGTATTTATCAAATGTTTGAGCAAGATTTTTACCTAAACATTATTACGGATGGAATACCGAATGAGTTACTTATAAACGTATTCGATTCAACTGGAACTTTAATTGATTCTTATGCTGAAACACAGTCATATTTAATTAGTCAAATCAATTTAAACACCGACTTACTAACAAGCGCAGGAATAACTTTAACAAATGCTTCATATTATACTGTAACGGTAGAAGGTAGTGAAATGCTGACTATCTATTTCTTAAATGATTATTGCTATTCACCTAATACGCTTCAATGGCTTAATGAGTTCGGGGCTTATGATTCATTTATCTTTGAACATAACCTAGAACAAAGTGGTGAAGTTAAAGAGCAAACATACGGTAAACAGTTTGGGCAATGGAACGGAACTTCTTTTGAGTACGATCTAAATTCAGCAGGTACTTTAAGAGTAGGCACAAAGCAAAAAGACAAAGGAGTTATTTATACTAAGTACATAAGTCAAACAATGCAACGTTGGTTATGTGAATTATATAAAGCACCAAGGCATTACTTAATTGACGTTGACGGTGTGGTGGATTCAATTAAAATCACTACCAATCAATTCAGTTTTCAGCAAGATAGATTTGAAGAGTTAATTTCTGAGTCGGTAGCATTTGAATATACGAACGCACATAACGGACTTTCATTATGACAGATGAATTAATCTCAAACGGTTATAGTTTATACATTTCTAACACTATTCCGATACCTGTAAGTTATGCAATAGCAGACGTTAAAGAACCAAGTAAACGTAAAAAGTCTTATTCAAAAGAAATTACGCTACCTGCAACGATGAATAACAACGCTTTCTTTGCAGGTTCATTCAGATTAACATCAAATGATAGCAATGTAAACTTTGATGCTACTGCAAAAGCTGATATTGTACTTAAAAAACGTGGTGTAGTTGTACTAAAAGGACTGATTAAACTAAATTCTGTTGTGATAAACGATGGAATACCTAGCTATAAATGTCAAATATTCTCTGAATCAGTAGATATTTTCCTATTGTTACAGAATATTATGGTAAGTGAGTTGGATTGGAGTGCTTATAATCACACTTTAAGTCGTACAAATATCAAAAATACATGGACAGCAACGGCAGGAAGTGGATATTATTACCCTTTAATTGATAGAAGACCTCGTTTAGGTGCTACAATTTGGAACACTACTGACTTAGTACCTTATGTTTATGTACGTGAAACCTTGTTAAAGTGCTTTGAATTAGTTGGATTGACTTGGGATTCGGATTTTTTAGATAGTTCACAGTTCAAAAATATACTGTTTGGTTATGGTGGTGGTGAGATTAAAACCATTTCACCCGCAGACGTTGAGAATAGACGTATTGAATTAACGAATGGAACGTTTGATGCAACCGTAACACATAGAGCCACGGAACTTCTAGGTAATGGAATTAGACTTTTATTCTTTCGTCAAATAGTAGATACATTCAGTTCGTTGACATCTACCTTTACAGAGGTTACAGATAATTACAGTCAACACGATGACGGTACTATTACGGTGCAACGTTCAGGACGTTACCAAATGACAATTGGTTTAGAATTAGATTATACGATTACAACACCAAGCGGAACAATAAACAATTACAGAGGTATAAATCTAAACATAAATAAAAACGGTGTAGTTGCTACGGTCGCTACAAATGGTGGCGTGGTTTATACAACAATGACGGGTACAATTATTTTAGATTCTACTTTTGAATTGGAATGTCAATCAGGCGATGTGATAGATTTCACATTAGATACGGGTGAAGTTGTATTAGCTGATAATTCAGATACAACAGGAACACTTGTACTCACAGAACATTCACCTATTACGATTGACTTTGTAAGTATTGATACGAATGCAACGGATGGTGATACAATTCTATTAAGTCGTTTCTTACCGTCTATGAAGTGTAGCGATTTTATGTTAAACTGTATTCGTCAATTCAATTTGTATATATCTGACCCTTCAGAAAGTGGCGTATGTAAGATTGAACCGTTAAGTGATTACTACCAACAAACAAGTGTATTCACAGATATTACAGATATTGTTGATAATGACAAAGAAATTCAGATTAGACCAAGTGCAAATGAGTTTAAAAAGAATATTCTATTTCAATTTAAGAAACAAAGCCACTATGATTTTGAGCAATACTTTAACAAATGGCAAGTTGAATACAACAACTTAAATCAAGTGCAAGGTAGTTACTATGCTAAAGGAGATTACAAAGTTGATTTAACGTGGGCTACAATTATACCTTATGAAGTATCAACAGGAATTTTAGTGCCTCGCTTTATTAAGATTGAAAACAACACGGTTAAAATGAATCAAGGCGACCCTGTTATCTGTTTCCGTAATGGGAGCAAAACGGGTTCATGGACTTTTAAAGATACGGTTGGAAGCGGTCAAGAAGTACTAACTACTTATCCTTGTATTCATCATTTCAATAATTGGACAAACCCTACATTTGACTTATCGTTTCAGCTTACAAATGAATTGTACTATGTAGCAAATAAGATAACAACAAAGAATTGTTACAGCACATACTACTTTGATTTTGTTAACGAAATGACAAATCGTGCAGGGCAAATTGTAAAGTTATACGTATATTGGAAAGCACTTGATGTAAGGAATTTAGACTTTAGTAAATTCTTAATGGTGAATGGTGCGTTATTTCGATTGAATGAGGTAAACGAATTTGCCCCCGAATCAGAAGATAGCACACAGATTGAATTGATTAAAGTATTAAAGGCAAAGAAAAAGAATAGACAAAATTTAACAATACCAAGAATAGCACCCGTTGGAGTTGGAATGGCTAGCAGTCCAGTAGGTGTTGGAATAGATACAGGAGTTTCAAGCGGTGGAAAAGATGCCGTTTTAATTTATAGTAATTTAAGTAAAGGATAAAAATATGTGCGGAGATAAATTTGAAAGACGACAGATAAAAATGGGTTCAGGAGTTCCAACAATTCCTGCGAGTACTGACCACCGTAATGGCGATTGGATTGCTACCGATATTTACGATGGTGAATTTTACATGGACACTGATACGGGGTTGACTTATACGAGGAATGGTACATCAATAATTCCTGCAGGTAGTGGTGCGGAAAACTTTGCAAATGCAGACTTGACTTTGACAGGTTTAAGAATGCACGACCTAGATGGGAACGCAATTATTATAGCTGACAATCCAAGTGCATCTACAACTGAATATTTTACCATTGGCGGTGGGGTTGCAGAGATTGGGTATGGTGCTAGTGGTTCATCTAACAACATTCAAATAGATTCAACATCAGTTTATACATACATAGGTGGAGTAATAAAAATAATTGTATCATCAAGTGATATACAATTGGATGACTTAGTGTTAATGACAGCGTTACCAACCTACGCTGATGATGCCGCCGCAGGTGCTGGTGGATTAGCACAGCATGGGGTTTATAAAACTGCAACAGGCGAACTAAGAATCAAACTTTAACCAATTTAACACCGCTAACATTGAACGTTAACACACCAATTTCTAAAGTATCTCTATCCGTTCTAATCATATACGGTATAGTTTGGATTTCGTTTTGTGTTAACGTGCTAAAACCGAATGATTGGTGCAAACATGGATTTGAATATGTTTCAAAAGAATACGATTCTAAACCATTTACTTCAATTGTTAGTTGTGTATATCCTTCGTTAAATCTTTCATTCACATACGATGAGCGAAAGTCAACAGTTGATTTCAATAGATTGTTTGGTTTAATTTCTTTTGAACATGAAAACAACCCAACAGCGAGTAACAATAATACCTTTTTCATAATTAATTTATTTGTTTATAATACAAACGTATTAAATAATTCAATACAAAACACATGGCAGAAGAAATAATTTTTAAAACCTCGGTTGATACGGGTACAACTGCAAACGATTTACAAGCAATTGATAAGGAATTAAAGAACATTGACGGTACTACTAAGAATACTAGCAATGACTTAAACAAAACCTTTGATGACCTTAACAAACGTGTTGAAAGTGGTACTATGTCAATGCGTGAAAGTACGCAAGCAATTAAGCAATACCAAACAATTGCACTACAAGCAGGTCGTGAAAGTCCAATAGGTAAAGAAGCGTTACAACGTGCTGGGGAATTAAAAGATAAATTAGGCGACTTAAAGACTGAGATTAACAACTTAGGGACTGATGGTGCTAGAATGAAAGCGGCACTTCAATTAGGTTCGACTATCACAGCGGGTTACGGTGCGTTAACAGGAGTGCAAGCATTGTTAGGTCAAGAGAATGAAAACCTTACTAAATCACTTGTTAAACTTCAAGCCGTTCAAGCTGTATTGGCATCACTTGAAGAAATACGTGGGGCATTAGAGAAAGAATCATTCTTGATGCAAAAGGCTAAGACTTTACAAACTTGGTTGCTTACAACGGCAACAGGTGCTTATGCTACGGTAGTTGGAACGTCAACAGGTGCAATGAAGTTGTTTAAGATTGCTTTAGCTTCAACAGGTATAGGATTGTTTATTGTTGCTTTGGGTGCAGTAGTAGCGAATTTCGATAAGCTGAAAACTAAAACCGCTGAAGTTAGTGCTAAGTTTCAAGATGCTTATAAGTCATTTGCTAATAAGTACCCTGAAGCAAGTAAAGTAATTAAGACAGCTTTAGAAGTAGCGTTTTTTCCTATTACGATTACTATTAAATCGTTGCAAAAGTTATACGATTTATTCACAGGTACAACAGAAGCAAGTAGAAAAGCAAGTGCAGTACAAGCTGAAAACCATGAAAAGCATATACGCCAATTAGATGAAGAAGCAAAAGCACGTGAAGAAAATATTAAAGGCATTGATAGAAAAATTGCGTTACTAGAAGCTGAAGGGAAAAGTACTATTGCATTGCGTGAAGAAAAAATCAAACTTCAAAAGCAAGAAGCAGAAGCTAACCTAGCATTTGCACAGTACATGAAAGGTCGAATGCAAGGTAATGAGATATTCGAACAATCATTTGCGGATATGGTTTCAGCGGCTGAGGATTCACTTAATGCGATTGAAGTAGCAGAAGCGAATTTAAATAAAGAAAAGAAAGACCTTGCTAAAGAAAGAAGCGATGAAGCAAAAGCAGAAGCGGATAAACAGAAACAACTTGCAGAAGAAGCGGCTCAAAGAGAAAAGGATTTAAATGATGAGTTAATAAATAGTGCAAATGATTTCGCCCAAAAAGCAAGAGAGCGTAGAGAGCAAGAACAATTAGAAACAACAGAAGCATATGAGAGAGATAGGATAATTAGGCAAACAGTTTTAAATGATGCAGTACTAAGAAAGCAAGAATCAGATGCCGCTATATTAAAATCAGAACAAGATACAAACGCACAAATATTAGAAGACCATAGAAAGCTAAACGATGCAAAAGTTCAGATTGCACAAATGGGTGCTAAGTCTTTGAATGATTTAGCTGAGGGTGTATTTGCGGTTGCTAATCGTTTCGGTGCGCAAGATGAAAAAAGTAAAGACCAAAGAGCAAGACGACAATTTAAAGTTGCTAAGGCTTTAAGTTTAGCTACTGCAACTATTGATGGTATTCAGACAACGATAGCCGCATTTAGAAACGGTATGCAAAACCCTATACCATTACTAGGTCCTGCAACTGCGGCGGTGTATGCAGGTGCGGCGGCTATCACTTCAGCGGCTAACATTGCTAAGATTGCTAGTACTCAGTACGGTGGTGGCGGTGGCGGTGTAGGTAGCGCAGGCGGTGGTTCAGTTAGTCCACCAACAACAGCACCTAACATTCCAAACCCACAACTCGCAAACGCTCAAACAACTTTGACTAGTGGAATAGGGAATGAACAACCTAAATCAAACGCAGGAAAAGTCTTTGTTGTTGATTCAGAAATCACAGCAAAACAAAACCAAACAGCTAATACATTAAGTATTGCTACGGTCGGATAATTTGCAAATGTTATATTAAAATAGATATGTTTCCATTTTTCAAAATAGTAGTTAACGAAAACGATGAAACAGGAATTGATTTTAATTCCTTTGTCGATGCCCCCGCTCACATGAAAGCCTTTATTGCTTTCGGTAAAAACCAAGTACGTTACGAATTTAACGAAGAAAAAAGAATTGTTACAGGCGTAATGATTTCGGCAGGTACTCCAATATACAGAAATTCACCTGACATGGGTGAACACTATGTAGTATTTGATGCGCCAACGATTGACCTTATACGTAGAAAATTCTTTAAGAACGGATTTATTCAAAACGTAAACAAACAACACAATTCTAAAGACGTAATTAAAGGTGCTACGTTAATTGATTCTTACATCGTTTCAAATAGCGACCCTAAACTACCGAACGTTCCTGAAGCATTTACACAAATGAATCTGCAAAATGGCAGTTGGATTGCTTCGTATTACGTTGAAGATAATGTGTTGTGGGACGATGTGAAAAGTGGCAAATTCGTTGGCTTCTCAGTTGAGGGATGGTTCGA